TGAAACTCAGGCGACGTCATTCTATTAGCTGCGACTCGGCGAATAATATCGCTAGTGCCAGCACCAATAACGGCGCCTACCGGCGCACCAATACCGCCAAAAGCGCTGCCGATAATGCCACCAAGAGCGCCGCCTGGCCCCGCACGGGTAAAGCTAGGCAGTAACTTTTTACCCTCTGAAGTTAAAGCGGCAATTTCAGGAAAGTTAGATACGATCTTACCGATGTCGGCAATCACACCACTTACTGGTTTGCCTTCGGACACAAGTTTGGCAAATGCTTTTGGGTCAACTTGACCTGTGCCAAAGTCAGTTGCGGCTTCAATGTCGTAAGTTTGCGCCATTTTTTGGCGCGCTTTTACAAAATTATTGCGCGCTCTAAGGTTTGTAATGTTTTCGTCAATCAACTCTTCTAAAACACGCGCGGCATTCATCTTGGCGTTGGCTTCTGCGCGCGCCGCGGGCGTTACAGGATTTCCCGCCTTTTCAGTACGGATGACGTTTTGCGCTTCTTGGCGCATTTGTTGAATACTCTTCAACAATTTGCCACCACTTCCACCTTCAGCCAATTGCGTTTTTAAATTGCTCAAATACGCGTTGGTTGCCGCGGCTTGACCGGTATCACCAAACAATGGTGTTACTTGAAGTTCATCTAACTTCTGAAGTGCACCTTCAGGCACACGGATGCTAGGGATGTCTTGCACAACTTTGTAAGGGCCGGAAATATCATCCCTTGCACGAATATCATCAAAAACTTTTGCATTGTTAAGCGAAACCTCATCACCAAGACCTAAGTCTTTTTTTACAATTTCTGTCCATTTTGGTTTGTTGGCTTTTGATAAACGATCATCAAGATCAGCGCTGCCAATTAAACCTGTGCGTACACGGTTGCGCGCGCTAGGGTTGGATGCCGCAGGGTCAAGCGCAATGCCATATTTTTGAGCAAGGTTTGCAGCTTCAATTTGAGGCGCGCGCGCATAACTTTCGGCAACGCGAGATTCTTGAATCTGCTTAACCAAAGGTATTTCACCCGCAGCACTTTTTAAATATCCCGCTTCGTTTTTAATTGCACTTGGTAATTGCCGAGCAGCAGCAGGCGCCATTGCAACAGCAGTCGCGCCTTGAGCAAAGGGAATGGCGTTAAAGTCTACGCCTTGCAGTTTCTCGCCAGCGTATCCAATAATGTCTTTGGCGGTCTGTGTTTGCGGCGTGTAGGTAAGCGCGCTCTCAACATTTTTGCCAAACCGTGCGCCCTGGGCGCGGCCTTGTGGTGTATTAACGCCGCCTAGCAATTCACCGGCTACAGCAGCAAAAGGAGCAACTGCCCCTTTAAGTATTCCTGTGCCTGCTGTAATTGCAGTTTCAGGAATGCCAGCAATGTAATCCAATACCCCGCGGCTAGGCGCGCGCTCAGAGGGCATGGCATCCGGTTGACGAATGACTTGACCTTTTGCGTTGAGTTGTGGCACGGCGCTGCCGTATTGGGATGGGGCAACATTTAACCCTTTCGCTAAATAAGCGTCAGGATCGAATGCAACAGGTTTGGCTAGATATGCATCAGGATCAAAAGCACCCATTACTAGCCTCCAAGGCGTTGTCTAATTTGCGCTGCGCGAGGGTCTTTAGGATTGGCATTTGCCCAATCCATAGCTGCCTTGTCTTCGCCGGTTAACGCAGGCGCGCCACCACTTGTTGACACAGGCTTATGATACTGCGTGTTTCGCCATTGATCGTTGTACTTTTCAGACGCTAAATTTTCAAGCGCTTCAAATTTTGCCCGTACAGCTTCTAGCACAGCCCTTGCATCCTTAACATCCATTTTTGGGGTAATGGTTGCAAGCATACTTTCAACAATAGGCCACTCTTTCTCGGTCATTGCGCCAATTGAGCCACCGGCGCGAAACATTTGCAAACCTTTGTTTTTCAAATCGCTTTTTAATGAATCAAGTTCAGCTTTAACTAAAGCGGTATTGCCGCTAAGTTCTTTTGTTGCGTATGCGGTAAAGCCGCCAAAATTGTTTTCAAACCCTGTTTTGTTTTTAGGGTCTAATATTTTATCAATTCGTTCTGTGCCCCATTTGGTTGTGGCTTGCGTAGTTTTAAGAGCGCCTAAGTCCTTGCCGTGTTTTGTCTGTTGCTCAATAAACGCGGCAGAGCCAGGCACTTGCTCAACCATTTGTGTTTTTTCGTTCCAACGCTCATCAGGTTTAAGTCTAACGCCTTCAGGCACTCCTGTTTGAGGAATTTTAACTTCTTCCCCTTTGTTATTGTACTGATACCCAACGCGCGGCGCAGGGCGCGCCACAGGAAGATTAATGCTAGTGCCGCTAGTAATATCAACCGCTCTTGGCATTGCACCTGTTTTAAGAGGTTGTGCAACCCCGTATTGATCAAGTTTACCTTTTACAGTTATATATGTTCCTGGCTTTTCAGGATTTTCAATCGACATATCAACTAAGTTGCCGCCGTATTCTCGCTCGGCAGATGCCATTAATTGAGTACGTTCTGCATTAAGTTGCTGAACATTTGCCGCAACTCTAGGGTTAGACATATAGGGTCTAAGGCGCGTAATCTCAGCGTTAATATCTTTTATTTGTTGAAACTGGTCGCCCGTTGGAGCGAAAGCGGGTGCAGATGCCGGAGCAGTAGCGGGTGTTGCAGCCGGTGCTTGCGCGCCAGGCACCAACATATTTGCAACGGGTGCAGCAGGTGTTGCGCCTACCGTTGCGGGCAGCGCGTTAGGCACTCCACCGCCCGTTGGTGCGGACATAGGTGCAGCAGAAGGAACACCGCTACCGCCGCCCATAGGAATGGCGGGCGTTCCTGTGGTTGTAGGTTTACCAAATAACCGATCGGCTTCAGCCCGTTCTTTTTGTTCCATAGCTAATCGAGCATACGCAGGGCCGGTAGCTGTTGCCGCATTAGCACGCGACGTTTCATCCTTAAAAAAACTGTCAAGACCCATTGCCGATTTTTTAAGTACGGTGTTAAATCCTGACTTTGCAATTTCTGTATCTAAGTTTGCAAGCGCAATTTCAGGCGTTAATCCTCGCGCTTTGAGCGCAGGCCCCATTACAGGGTCACTAAACTGGCTAATTGTATATTCGCGTAAACTTTCAGGCGAGTTAACCATCGTAAGGGCTTCGCGTGAATTTTTATACGCTGCACCCAACAATTCGCTTTGTGTCTTTTGTCCGGCTAGGTATTTAGCCTCAATGTCTAACGCCATTTTAGGGTTAGCTGCGCGCAAACGCTGAACAAACGCAGGGTCACTTAAACTGCCGCCTGATGCAAAAGCATCGCGCAATGCGTTTTGTCCTTCATACTCTTGTTGAGCGCTTCGCAACTGCATCATCTGCCCCATTTGGGCAAGCATATTGGGCTGCTCTATAGGGCGTATGCCCATTGCAATATTTGGGTCGATTGCCATGATTTATTCCTTAAACAACAGGGATTGAATAGATGTTAGAGCCACCTGCGGCAGTCTGTTTATCTCTAAACATATTTAACAATTGATTTTGATAATACGCATTGCTAATCCCACTAATACCCTGATTAAAGGCGTTAGCTTGACCGATATAACCTGACGCAGTAGCGTTACCCGCGCCTGTTGTTAAGTTAGATGCGTTGTTGCCATAGCCTGTCAATGCGCCTGTCAAACCGTTAATGTAATTGCTATACGCTTGTTGCTCTTGCGTACCTTTTGCACCGTAGATGTTAGATACATTGCTGCCGTAAGTGCCCGCCACATTGGCTGTATTTGTGCCGTAAGACCCTGCTGCGCCGCCCGCCGCCGAGCCATAGCCACCAATTGCACCAATGGTTTGACCGCCCGATGTACCGATTGCGCCTGCGCCAATGTTGCCGTAATTGGCTAACGCATTAAACCCTGTTTGGCCATATTGTCCGTATGAGTTTGCAAGACCAGTTGCCGCGTTAAAACCAGTACCTTGCAAACTTTGATAAGGGCTAAGAGTGCCCGCCCGCGCGGTCTGAAACCGATTAAATGCGTTTTGATATTCTTGTGACGCCAAATTACTAGAATAACTTGCGGCTCCTTTTAACGCGTTACCGGAAAGTAAACCACCACTAGCGGCAGCTTTGCGGTCAATTGCTTTTAAACCTTCACTAATGCGAAAACCGTAGCCTGGGTCTTGGTTGTTAAGAAACGCTTGGGGTGTAAATTCAGCCGTGGCGTATTTGCCGTAATCAGTTGCTCTTGCGTCGCCCCCAACGCCGAGGTACTCAAGCAAACGATTTTGACCGGCTAAACCTGCTTGGTTGTACGGTTGGTATGTACCTACTTGATTATTTAAAACGCCTTGAGCAAGAGCAAGTTGCGCGTCTTTATTAGCTGTTGCAAAATCAAATTGCTCGCCTCTAGTAGCTTGCGCGGCGGCAATTTGTTGGTCGCGCGTTTGCGCGGCAATGTTGGTTTGCTCTTTATAGGCATTAGTTAACGCTAGTTTTTGCTGCTCAAGCGCATCAAATTGCGTTTTAAGCTGCGAATCCATAATGCCTTGCTGCGCCCTAAGTTGCTTATTCAGGATATCTTGTTGCGCTTCAATAGCTGTTTGCGCCATTGCTAATTGATTAGCTTGCGCTTCGGCTGAAGCATTGCGCTGGGCGCCAGCAGCTTTGCCCGCTGCGTTAGCGCTAATAGCTGCACCGCCTACAGTCGCGGCTGCGCCGATCAATGTAGCCGTAGTCGCTGAGATTCCAAAAGTCATGTTATTTCCTTATTGCCAAATGAAGCAATTAAGCCTAAGTCATTGTAACTAGGTGCTATTACTTCGGTTTCCATTTTGTCAAGATTCTCTTCTCCAACGTGTTCGGTCAAGTGAACCGTTGTCCAAAGCGTATCTTCCTCGGCGTACACAGCACGTTTAAGCCCAACTTCAGAAATAAACGTACATGGTGCTACAAGTTTTTTTTCACCAAACTCGGTAAAGACAGTAACTTTGCCCTTAGAGATAAAATTCAGATGCTGGTGGCGGTGAATTTTACCAATGATCAGCGTTCCTTTTGGGATTAGCATCTCGCGGGCGTAGGTACAACATCCGTACTTTTCATCTTTAGGCGTAAAGTAATGTTTAAGCGTACAGTCTTCTAGCGTTGAAGGAATCGCACCTTCGGCAATTAACTTTTCCATGCCTTCTTGCACAGTCATAATGTCTTGCCTAAATTTAATTTTGGCGGGCGTATTCTGAAACAGCGCGGGATCGTAGGTTACTTTCATACCAGCACCCATAATTGTTGGTACATTTAGGCAACGTAAGTGCCGGAAGAAGTCCACTTCACAATTGTAAACGCGCCCGAAGTTGTGACAGTAGGTGATCCAGTTACGGTGCCGGTGTACAACGATGTTTGGATTTGCATAATTGCAACGCCCGAACCGCCTGAACTTCCCGCAACAGCTTGTCCGCCGCTTGTGCTGTTTGAGCCACCACCGCCTCCTCCACCGCCTAAGTTAGCCGTGCCGGCCGACCCGCTAGTAGGCGTGTTGCTACCGCCTGCGCCGCCCCCGCCCGAGCCACCCGCACCACCCGCACCTGTATAACCGCCACCACCGCCACCACCGCCATACGTCACGCTTGAGCCGGTGATGCTACTTGCCGAACCCGCCCCGCCGTCGCCCGCAGTTGTATTCTGTACTGAGTTGCCGCCCACAGCACTAGCACCGCCGCCGCCACTTGCAGGGCGCGCGTTATTGCCGTTAACTGTGTTGATGCCGCCGTCAAAACCTTGAACTGGCGTAGTTGCTGGTGTGTTGCCTGTGCCTTTTGCTGAGGTTGCAACAGCGGTACTACCGCCCGCGCCACCACCTGAACCGCCGTTTAGCCCCGAGCCTCTAGACGGATTAGCATCCGCATAGCCCGAGCCACCGCCACCACCACCTGCTGCGCTTAAAGATGAGAATGAAGTGTTTGATCCTGATGAACCTTGAGCCGTTACAATACCCGCAGCACCACCCGCACCAACCGTCACGGTGTAAAGTTGACCCGAGATAAGCGGAATTGCAGTCAATGACCGAAAGCCCCCTGCGCCGCCCCCTGCGCCCGACGATCCCGACAATGTCGCATCCGCGCCACCACCGCCACCACCGCCACCAATAAGTAATAACGCAACGGCAATAGAATTATATTGTTGCAAGTCGCGCATCGTCCAAATACCGCTTGTACCTGTGATGCGGTATGGCCCCATAATTCTGCCGTTGCTCATTACGAAATGTCCTCATAAGAGCAAACCACTTTAAGTTTGCTTGCGGTTCCGGCGGTTGCGCCGATTGACATATTTTCTTCAAGATAGATCATGTTGGTTTTATCAATCACGATCAAACTTGAGGCAGCAGGGATCGAAATGGTGGACGCAATAGGCGTTGCCGTGCCGCCAAGTGCCGCCGCCGAGTATTGCGCCACCGTGACGGTCACGGCGTTAGCTGAGTCGGTGTTGGCAACCACAAGCGAATCCAATTTAAACACTTTGCCGCTTGACGCAGCATTGCTTAGAACGGACGTTGCCGCAGTTGTTGTTAAATCGGCAGTCACGACTTTGCCGTAGATTGCGCTGACGTTGACAATGTTAGGTGCGGCCATGATTTATAGTCCAAAAATGATTGAAAAAGCGATTGCTTTGCCAGCGGAAATGCCAGCCGCAACCATTTGAAATCGCGTACCGTCGTACTCAATTAAAATTATTGCCCCTGCTTTAATATCACCCGCCACCAAAGGGGTTGTACCAAATTTGGTAATTGATTTAGCGCCCAACGTGTCAATATCAAGGGTCACTGCACCGGTGTTGGTATTCTGAGCAATAAAGCTGTATTGCGCGCCCGCAGTATATCCACCCAAAGTAGGTGTGGCCAAACCGGTCAATGTATTTGTACCGGCAACTGTAATCAAGTTGTTAACGCCAGTTGTGTCGTTAATTGCGGGAATACTGTCGTATGACCCAATCTGAACGTATGTTGAAGACTTGAGCAAAAACTTGTATAGCACCCCGCCGTCTAACCAAATTTCAGCCGGTGTGCGCCCCGCTGCGTCCAACACAATTGGGTTGGTGTTATTAGTTGTACCGTCGCGTGTGGTATAAGTCGTAACTGGCGTGGTGGTGCCCGACAGATAGCTGTACAGCAAGCCGCCTGTGAGCGGGTCACCATTGCTGTCAAAGAACTGCGAGCCCGCACCGGCAAAGGCTGAGAGATTGATGGACATTAGACTATCCCTGTAATAATGCCGTTGACGACCGTCACGGTTTTAAAGTCGGTTGTTGTAAAAGTGCCTGAAGCCCCGCCCGCACCGCCGCCCAATTGCTCATACAACGCGTTAAAAAACCTAAACCATTCGCGCGACATAAGCCCCGTAGCAGGGTCAATAACAGGCACCCGAGGCGCGGGGATTTGAGTAATGTTGCTCATGCTGCGGTTGCCACAACATTAAGTTCAGCCGCCATGATGGCAATCTTGACCGGATCGGTGCCTGAAATCTCATACACCCGATCACGCAACTTTTCAGTCATACCAAGACGACGCCAAATAACACGGGTGCCATACTCGCCTATACCGCCCATTGATCTCCAATGCTCGTTTGACCAAGTGTGACCGCCATCGTCTGACCAACGCAACATTACCAAAGGCTGTACATAATCGTCTACAGACATGATAATTTCAATCTGATCCACAATGCCAATTGAACCTGATACGATCATGGGGCTCAAATACACGCGCCCTGGTATTTCGGTGCGGCCTTGCAGACCCACGCCGGATTCGCAATTTAATTGCAAAGAATGTTGGACGGTACGTTTAAAGTTATTGGTGCCGGTGGGCAACGCCCGCCATGAACGCAACCATTTTTGAGTGCGGGGGCCATCTGCGTAGACTTCTAAATCAAAAGCGTACAAGTTGCCGTTTTGAAAATCGCCTACAATAACTTCGTTGTTAAAAAACATTTGGCAATTGCTGCGGTGACGACTAAAGTCGCCGTTACTAAAACTTGCCCGCTCATGCCATGCTTGCGAGGCCACGTCATACACCCAAGTTGCTTGCGCGGTGGGGAAGGTCAGAACATAAAACGAATGACCGTCTTGCTGATAAGTGTAGGCAATTGCGTCTGAAATGTCGCCGTACTGCTGAATCTGCCACTCAATGGCGTGGGTGCTGATACGCACACCGGTGTAGCCTTGCGAGCGGTAAACAATACCTTGCCCACGATTATCTGCGCCTAACCAAAACAAACCGTTGTCTAGTTTGGCAACCGAAAAAGTTGCCGCGCAACCAATCTCGTTAAACGCGCCTTGAATGCGCGCTAAAGGAAAGCCTGCGCCTGGTGCTGCGTCGTACCAAACTTCAACCGAGGTTGTGCCAAATAGCCAAACTTCAGAATGGTCGGTAATAGATGACACTAAACCGTCGGGGCTACCCTCGGCGCTTGCGAAATCAAGAGGGTCAACTAGCAATGGGTCGAGCAATTCTGTCACCCATACGCGCTGGCTATCGGGTTCGATAAATACAAAATAACCGTCAAGGTACGACACCGTTAATGCGCCAGGGAAGTCTACATCCGTAATCTGTGCAAACACGGTAGTCGTGGCGTTGTAAATAAAACTTGGGCCATTACACGCTACAAACAAATGATTGCCATTATCTGCCATTGACACGGGGCCATCGTTGGCGACCACGCCAAGCGTGGTGATGGCGTATTGGTTATCGATGCGATAAAGCGTATTGCCTGACACGACATAGCCGTAACCACCGTATTGCCAAAGCCCACGCACGGGGCCTGTGCCCACGGCAACTAATAGTTGAAGCCCTGGAGCCCTGTTTAAAAACGCAGGTTCCAAGCCGCCCTCGGGGATCACCTCGGGAAACAAATTGACCATGCGATTGTTGGCCGCGTTAATGCTGCGCGTCACATAGGCTGAACCAAGGATGGGCGACTTCATTAATAGTTGCCCGCAAAGATGTTGAAGCGTTGACGCGTTGCAACAATTGAATACGGCAGCGACATAATATCGTCGGGGTTGTTGATGCGTTTTAAGTTGCGCTTAGAGTACATGGCAATGCGCGACACTTGGGGTGAGGGTTCAACACCAAACTCAGGTGCAATCTCACAGGCCAAGTTGTAACGGAATGCCCGAAGATAGCCTGGGGGGAACGTCAAGGGCGTAGACAACAACGCAGCAGTAGTCAATTCTTCGACCGATATAATATGCCATTCCAACACCTTGGTAGGCACCGGATAGACGGTCATCGTAATGTCGGGGTAATTCATGTTAACAAACATAACTTGCGGGTAGGTGGACGTCACGGTCTTAACCGCAATGCCGTCATACTGCTGCTGATTGATTAGCTTAATGCCAAACGAAATGCCCGAAGACGCATCGCGGAAGTAAGTCGAGTCATCTATCAGAATAGGGCGGTTGCCTACAAAGTCGCCCGTGGGGCCAAGCGTACGGGTAGCAAAGTTTGGTAACCAAGAGAAGACTTGGTCTTGCGTTGAAAACACCGACAAGCGCTCGGTGTTCCATGAGTCAATCATCTGATTGAGTGCCATTAACGCGTCATTAGCGGTCGCAGCCGACGGTTCTTCACCTTCAGCCAGTTGACCGATTAGGCGTAACGCCCCATTGATTTGATCACCGGCTGTGGTTGTGGTCATACTTACTCCGTTTTACGACGTCGTTTTAGCTCATTCACAGGCGCAACCTCTTCGGCCGGCGCGTCTAAATTATATACTTCCCACCCGTTTTTAACGTCATTTTCGGCTTCCAAATTGGAAATTGCCACTTTGTTGCCGTGTACGGGGTGCTTGAGGTAAATGTGCATTTAGAATCCTAGTGCGAGGGGCGAGGATCGCCCGCCCCTCTACGCATTAACCTGCAACGCGGTAAGCGACGTAAGTTGCGTCAGCGGTCTTGCGAACACGCCAATTAGCTGATGTTGCAGCCGAAACAGCAGCAGTACCAACCAAGGTAACGCCGGTGTTTGCGGTTACGGTTGCAGCGTTAGTTGCGCCCGTGTTGATAATGAAAAAGTCAAACGAACTGTTGACTTTCATGCTACCGAAAGCTGCGTCAAGATCAGTACCCAAGGGCATGGTCAAGGCCACGGCTGCGCCGGTGTAAGTGATGATACCGGTTGCTAATTCAGCAGCGGTCAGAGTGGCCGCTGCTGTTTTAGCTGTAGGTGTTGATTGAGTTCCGAGGATAACCTCGGTAAGATTACCGTCGCCAAGCTGATAGCCGCCTGCGCCATTTGGAAGTGCCATGATGAAATTCCTTTAAAAAGTTTAGAAGAAGGGGCTTACGCCCCCACTCTGTTTAGCCCCACAAACGCACGGCGGTAACCGGACGAATGGCTGCAAAACCGTACAAGACGTCCACACGGCAAGGCATACGGTCGTTGTTAATATCGTACTGACGCACGATACGCAACGAAATACCGTTATGCACTTGGCGTGAAGCCATGTCAACACCCTGTGGCAACAGCAAGTCAGCAGTCGCTAACGTGATCGCATCTTTGTGATAGATCAAGTTTTGCGGGTAAGCTGTTGCCGATCCACCCAAGAACGTCAACACAGCGCTGGCGGCAGGGAACGAATCCACAGTAGCCAAAGCGTTAGTAGACGTATAAATAGGTGGTTGAATTGACAGCGTTGCTGTAGTTGTTGACGAAACAGTTACGTCAGCAGTTACGACAAATTGCTGCAAAGAGCCAGTTGTTTGACGGGTTTGTGGGTTGACTGCATACACGCTAGCAATGGTGAACACGTCACCAATCTTGAACGTGGGTGAGCCGCTAGTAAAACTGATGGCAAGCGAGGTTGCGCCTTGAGTAGACACCGCAGTTGCTACGATTGGCGCAGTTGGTGTAACACCAGTTGTGTGCTGAACAATCGACTGCGACATATTGATCTCATCTAAGCCCAATACGCCTTCGCCCATCATACCGTTTTTGAACTGACGGCTGATAGTACCAGTTGGGTTAAACAGACCTTTCAAGCCCTCGACCAAACCGGCGTTGGCGGCTGGGTTAACAGTCGCATAACGTGGGCTCATGGGGGTAGCAAACTCGTTGAGTTTCTGTTGTGCTGCAAGCAGAACAGCAGAAGTCGAAGGAGTCGTGCCAGGAGTGCCAACTGCGTTGTAAATGCTTTTGTAGACAGAAGCTACGTCAGCGTCAACGCTTGATGCCAATTGCGATACGCGAGGCTTGAGAACACGTTCTGCAAAATCATCCAATTGCATGGTGAGTTCGGCAGAGGTGAAGTTCACGCCGATGTGCTTTTGACTTGCAACAGCCAAAGTTGTGTATTGCTCGTTGTCGTCTTGCACTTGCAAGGCGGCACCGTCGGTCACCAACGCGCGGTCAGGTAAACGAATACGCAGAGTTGAACCGATTTTTGCGCCTTCAATGGCGAAGGAATCGTCGTACTGACGATTGACGTTGCGACTGATCACCAAGTTGTTCTCAAGAATTTCGAGGCACTTCCGTGTGATCATATCGATGGTTAGAATGCTATTTGCCATGATAATTTCCTAAAATAAGTTAGCGGAGGTTACGCGCTTCGTGCTTCCTTACCTGTCTTGCTCTTTCTGCCTCAATCCACTCGGAAGTAGACATTGACTTAATAGAGCGTGGATCAGTCGTATCGTATGCCGGTGAACCGGTCGTACGGGCTGAAACAGGTGAAATAGGCGCTGGCGCGTTTGAAGTCTTTTTAATCGGTGGGTTTGCGGTTAACTGAGCCTCAATCTTTCCGATCTCTTTGGCTTGCATGATAGGCGAAAGACGTGAAATCCGTTCCGCTTCTCGGGGGTTTGCACCTAAGTGGTAAGCCACTTCGGGGCCATTGTCCGAGGCCTGAATAGATTGGGCCATCACGGTAGTAATTGGCAAATTCGGATTGTAGGCGACTTGTTCAAAGTCATCATACTTCGCACGAACTTCCTCTTCCTTGTCGTGATAGGTTTCAAGTATTTCAGCTTGTTGTCTGCGCTGTTCTCGCTCGGCAATCTTTTGCTCCGCACGTTGATCAGCCAAGGCTTCGACATAATCTTCGTTTGAAGCAAATTGCTCGGGCGTAACCGGTGCTTGCTGCACAACAGGTTGAACTCGTTCCCTTTCCCACTTTCGCTGCTCGCGTGCGAGCCGCTTGCCGATGGCTGCGTCTAATTCCTCTTGTGAGAAGGTCTTAGGTGCTGCTTCGGGTACTTCCGGCGCAGATACTTCAACAACCGGTTCTGCCGTAACTTCCGGTGTCGGCGCGGGCACTTCCGCTTGGCTTACTTCGTCTGACATTTGTAACTCCGAGGAGTCCTGGTGGTTCGCACCAGTACGATTAGTATATTACTTAGCTGGGGGCGGCACAAGTACCCATGATTGAGTTGCTTCATCCCAAGTGTATGGGCCACCGGTTGAAGGGTAGGGTACAGGTGCTTCCCAATAGTATGTTTGCGTGTTCAAAACCCATGATGGGTAAGGTTGTGGCGCGTAAAACACACCGACCACACCATCTTGCACAACAGTCGTATCAAGCGTGTAGCCAATACCGGCGTAATTTGCGCGTAACGCAATACCACCATCAGGCTGACCGTCTTGACCGTAATGCACGTTGCCTCGGGTGTTGTATGAGGTTTGCCACCACATACTTGGCCCACCTTCGGCACCGGAGTCAATAAAGTCTTGTGATGCAGCAATGACATTATCAACAATGCCTTTGCCATCTGTAAGTGTAGGTACTCTTGCAAAATAACTCATGCTGTATAACTCCCTGATGCCGTATAAGTCAATATTGTGTTTGAACCGCTAGTTGTAACTGTGGGCGAGCCTGTCGTTGTGCCGGTGTATTTGGCAGTTGGGATAGACAGGATGACTACGCCTGAACCACCGGCACCGGACGCAAATGTTGAAGTGTATCCACCAACACCTCCTCCGCCGCCGCCCGTGTTAACTGTTCCTGCTGTGGGGGCTAAATTTGTACTTGTTGTATCTGTTCCGCCTGTACCGCCACCACCTGTACCACCAACTAAACCTGCACTTGAGCCACTTCCGCCTCCTCCGCCGCCTGCATAATTAACAGAAGAACCCGTAATTGATGAAGCTAAACCTGCCCCGCCCGTTCCAGTAAAAGGTGCAGATACGCTTCCATTGTTTCCAACTGCACCTGCTCCACCACCACCACCGCCGTTTGCTGCACCAGCGGATACCCCACCATTTCCTCCGGTATTGCCTTGCCCTGAAGTTCCTGCGCCCCCCGTACCAGCAGGCGCAACATCAACACCACCACCAGCGCCGCCAGAACCACCAGTTCCGCCATTAGAAGCAGAGGGAACTCCATTGCCGCCAAAACCGCCGCCACTTGCCGTTACACCTATAGAAGAAATGCTTGAGTTTGAACCTACGCTTCCTGACGCACCGCTATTTGCAGGAGATGCTGCTCCACCTGCGCCCACCGTAATTGTATAAACGGTTAATGGTACAAGTACGGTTGTAGAAGTAAGTAAACCACCAGCACCGCCTCCACCGCCTCCGTTTCTACCGCCGCCTGATCCACCACCGGCAATAGCTAAATACGAAACGACATAGCCAGACGCAAGAGTACCTGACGAAGTAAACGTATGGATGGTATTTCCACCTGATGTCGTAACCGTGCCGCCTGCAAATACTTGCGATCCGGCATACGAAATAATGACTACGCCTGAGCCGCCCGAGCCTCCGCCATAACAAGTTCCTACGTTATCTTGGTGACCGCCGCCTCCGCCTCCGCCTCGGTTTGCGGTTCCTGCGGTAGCAACGCCATTTACTGACGACCCTCCACCACCTCCGCCTGCCCCGCCTGCGCCCGCCGTACCAGCATCAAATGTTCCCCCACCGCCACCACCGGCATAAGTTACGGAAGAACCTGATATGGATGAAGCAGTACCCGCACCGCCTGTGCCGCCGACTGTACTAGAGCCATTTCCACCTACCGCACTTGCACCACCACCAGCACCGCCACCGTAATAAAGCGTAGTAGATTGAACGCCGCCTGCAAAGCCTTGACCGGATGTTCCTGCGCCTGCTGTGCCACCGCCACCACCTGAACCTCCAGCACCTCCAGCGCCATTACTAAAGCAACCAAAACCGCCGCCCGTTGCAGTAGCAACGCCTGAAATAACAGAGTTGCTACCCGTTGTTCCTGACGCAGTTGATGGGGTTACGCCGCCCGCTGCTCCCCCCGCGCCCACAGTAATTGTGTAGGAAGATGTTGTAAGTAAAGTTGTTGTAGAAGTAAGCAACCCACCTGCACCGCCCGCATTAGGCCATGAACTGCCCCCACCTCAGCCCGCCACAACGAGATACGTTGCGGTAACCGACGCAGAGCCAAACATGGCTTGAAAGAGGGTGTGGTAAGCAAACATTAGTAGGTGTACCCTTGTGAAGCTGTGCCGTACCAGTTTGTGCCGTCGGCAACAAAGGCAAGGATATCCAACTTACCAAGCGTGGCAGTAATAGTTGGTGCGCCGCTTGAGTTCCACTTAACGCTTGTAAAGGTTGCCGTTGTAGCCGAGCCCGCTGCGGGTTGCTTGAGCAACAAGGTAAACGACTTACCGGCGGTAGCTGTTGGCATTGTGAACGTACAAGGTGTGGCAGAAGTCAACGTAGCCGTCAAGATCGTACCGGCTGTAATCGCCAAGGTGGCAGACGCACCAACCGTGCCGCTTGCAACAACAGTTTCGGTGTAAGCCGTGGGCGTAAAGCTAGTCGATGACGTGAGGGTTGTGAATGCGCCTGTGCCAGGCGTTGTCGCCCCCACCGTGCCGTTAATGTTGATACTTGCTGTGCCGGTCAAGTTGGTGACTGTACCGCTAGATGGTGTGCCTAATGCGCCGTTAAAGGTAATCAAAGCACCGGCTGAACCGACGTTAACGCCGAGCGCCGTCACAACGCCTGTGCCGGTAGTAATAGTAGAAGGTGCAACACCTGCGCCGCCGCCAATGACCAAAGCGTTAGCTGCCAAAGCCGCCGAAGTTGCCCACGTTGTAGCACTTGAGAAGTAAGGTACGCCGCCTGAAGTACCGGCAATGGTTAAGGCGGGTGTGGTGGTTGCGGTAGCAACCGAAACTACACCGCCGGTAAAGCTAACAGACGTGACCGTACCGGTCGTAGGTGTTGCCCAAGAAGGAATACCGGCAGTCACGGTCAACACTTGACCAGCGGTGCCAATAGTTAACTTAGACAAGGCAGTTGTGGATGAAGCGTATAAAACATCGCCCACCACATACGAACTTTGACCCGTACCACCATTGACCGCTATTAACGTGCCGCCAAGGGTCAACGTGCCGCTTACAGTAATCGGGCCACCCGTTAAGGTCAGACCCGTAGTGCCGCCCGAACCGTTAATTGATGTGACCGTACCCGTACCGGCTAGGTATGCCCAAGTGGGCGCAGCGGTGGCGTTAGACGTTAATACTTGGTTAGCAAGCCCGACAGTTGCGGGGATAAGCATAGTGCCTGTTACAGCGGGCACATCAATTGTAAAGTTGCCAACTGCATCTTCAGACGACAACGTAGTCGTGCCGCCTAATGTATTGGCATCAAAAATTAAGCGGCTCATGGCAATCCTCTATTCGTAGATGACAGTTGCAGCAACCGTACCGCTAATCACCACGTTTAAGCCGTTATTAAAAAAGGCTCCGTCGTATTGACCAAAAGGGTAGTAGGTAGCCGCAACTGGCGTAAACACACCGACCATTGTGGTGGTGGTGCCGGTCTGCACGTCATAAATAGTGATTGTAGGCGTGGCCGAGGCAGAACTGACAAAGATGCCTTTAAGTTTGCCTTGACCAACTTTGATCTGTTTAGACGCCGTGATGTAGGTGTAATTTGCCATGATATGCCTTACGAAAGGAATTTAAGTCGGTAGAGGGTGGAGAGATAAAGTTCAACAATTCCGTCAATTAAATTCTGCAAAGCTGAATCATCTTTGCCGCAAATTTCGTAACGATATTTTTCAATATCATCAAGTTGATCTTCCAAGAACTCGGTTACATTAGCCGTCTTCTTAGACGATTGCAAAGTAATTGCACCGATCAAACCGTGCCGACCTTGATAGGCTTCAGCAAACGAATCAGCCAAATCAATGATGTTCTCATAGAACTTTTGCAACGCTTTGTGCTTGGAATAGCTGCGTGTGTTTAGATGTACGCTATGAACAACATCGCGCGCTAAGAAAAACATACCTATAAATTCTGCGCATTTAACCATGATTTGCATACGTCCCGTGGTATTTCTCTCTTGCCATAATAGAAACTAATTCAGCCAATTCTAAATCATCAAAACCGCCAATATTTTTTTGTTTATTGTTAGATTTTATAAAAACAGTCCATTTGTTTCGTGCTTTTGACCAAGAAACATTTTTTATGCCAGATTTGCTATTGCTTTGCGCGGGTCTATTAGAACCATTTTGACTGCGCGAACAAACGCGTAAATTTTCTATTTTGTTGTTTGTTCTATCAGTATCAATATGGTCAATTTCAACAGGCAAAAAACCATGATGCATTAAAAAAATTAATCTGTGCAAATAATACCGTTTTCTTTCGTAATGTATAGTTGTGTATCCTCTTGCTAAATCAAAATAACCAGCCTTTGACCCAATAGGATCGCGGCGGCAAGATTTTATTTTCCAATAAAGTTCGCCGTTGCGATACTCAAACAATTCATGCGCTAATTCTTGCGTAATCATTGTGGTTGCTCCATCATTGGGGGCTGCATCTGATCGGGTGGCATCATCTCTTCAGGCGGCATCATGCCTTGGTCAGGCGGCATCTCAAACTGCTGACGCTGTGGGGCGCCACCAATCAGATCACCCGTATCCATTGCGGCTGCAACCGTACCCATCACAATGTCTTGGATTTGCTCAAAAGTCATACCGGCTTGAACGGCTGAGATACGCTTGGTTTCAGCGTCGAACGCTTTGATCTGCGCCTCATAGTCTTTGCGCTCAGACTCTTGGACTTCCATAGACTTAGACACGTTTTGCAGCATGGTGTGCATCTGCTCCATCTCTTTAGCCATTGCTTGCATCTGTTGCTCGGCGGCTTGCAAGGCTGGGTCTTTGTCACCGTCGTCCATCAACTTAGGATCAATGGTCTTGGCAAAGCGTTTAGCCATTTCTTGAGCACCAGGCCAATCCATGTTCTTAATGAACAGATCGCCCGCAACCGACCACAATTGTGGGTTGCCTTGCAGCAATTGACCCATAGATTCCAACGCCTCTTGGCGTTTGGTCATGTAGCTTGGGCCGGTCGTGACCATCACGTCGTAAGTGCCGACACTAGGGTTGTAAATCTTGTCTATTTCTATACCGTTTTGGTCAACTATTTTCTTAACCGGCTCTTGCTGATTAGGGTCGATCTTGGCTGAATCAGGTTCGCCATCCTCACCCATGATGCGCGCCACGCGCTGCGTGTCGTAAATCTTAGGCACTAAGCCAATAATTTGGCGCGTTATGTGGCGTACCGCGCGCGCCAAGTTATCAACGTAGTGATAAGTGCCGGTGTCAGCCTGACGCTCACGCGCCATGATAGCCTTGCCAGAACGCTCATTGGACGTTTGCCCAAGGCTAGAGTCATATTGCCCTGTTGTTGACTTAATATCGTCGCTAGCACCCGCTTTGGCTTGCAGCAAGCCACTTGACGCCATAGGGGGTTGCGCGCGTTGTGGCAAGGGGAGCGTACCGCCCGCACCGTCCGTTACATCAGGGTTAACTTCAAGGTAAGGCCAGTTAGTCGTGTTGGCTGTTTTCCATTGAGTTTCATAACCCTCAAACTGTCCGCCGTAGCCGATAAACGGTGCTTTGGGTGCCAAAGCGAGCATCTCAGCCTCTTGGCTTACCCAATAGTTGTACATCCGCTGTGCATCTTTGGCATTACGCACAATGCCCGACACATGAATGCGCCCGTCGATCTCAAATTCGTTGCCAACCACACGCACAACCGGAATCCAATCGCCCGCCCAATCGTTGCTTTCTAGCACCTCAAAGCCGTTAATCTTGCAATGTTTGACCTTTTTAATGTCAACCGCGCGGCTTTTGATTGGTTTCATGCCCATCTGAACCATCTGTTGGTCTTCAGGTGAGCCCTTCATGGCACTAACATTTCCGTAGTACAAGTTTAGTGTAGCTTTCTCATGCTCAACGTAGTAATAGTCAGCAATCCGAATGGTGTCTACGCTTAACCACGGTGCGTAGGATTCGTTGCCCACGCTTTGCGCTTGTAAGGACGACACAGGTTGTGCGTCCGGAAACATACGCTCAAAGTCTTCAAGCATGAGGTCTTCAGTTACAAAACACCATTGGGCGTCTGACCCACAAGGGTCTTGGATCGTTGGATCCATGTAGACTGAAAAAGAGTTGCGAATACGCCCGATCTTGATGTTCTGATCAAACGAATTGGCACTCTCATACTCGGTGAGTAACCGGATATAGCCTTCGCCATACGCCACTTGGTTCTCACAAGCGGTGTCGTATGCAACGTCTGCGTCAGACATATACTCAATGTGACGCACCATGCCGTTAAAAATCTCAGCCACCTCAACATCCGCCTTATCGTCAGCGGGGATTACTTTCCCACTTGGTCGATTTTGGCGTTGGTCGTTGGTGACTTG